CTCAAGCTGATGCGCAAGTGCTCGGATGACGTGAAGTTCTTCGTTGTGGGCGATGAGAAGTCCCCACATTCCGACATCATCACGGCGCAGACCGGCATCGGTAATTATGATTATTTGATGCCGGCCTCGCAGGGGAAGTGGAAGTGCAGCGAGGCGATCGGCTGGAACACGTTGGCGAGGCGCAACATTGCTTTCCTCGAGGCGCTGAAGTGGGGCGCCGACGTCATCTACTCGTGGGATATGGATAATTTGCCTGTTGACCGCTATCATTTTGATAGCATGGATTTGCTTCATCGCAGATTCAACGGCATCAAAGTCACCAGCGAGACTGGTTGGTTCGACCCTGGCTCCTTGCTGATTCCCGCTACTCGCCACCGCGGTTTTCCGCACAACAAACCGGTCAGCAAGATGGCCTCGCCAGGCACCGATGCCCGGATTGGTGTCGTCGCCGGCCTCGTGATTGGTGATCCTGACATCGATGCCGTGACCCGTATGGAGCATCGTCCCGATATTACCAATGTCCATATCCTCGGAAGCACCGGAATAGTCGTCGACCCTCACACATGGACTGTGTTTAATAGCCAGAATACCGCGGTGATTCGCGAATTTATTCCGGCATTTTTTCAGATGCCGGGTGTCGGTCGTCATACGGATATTTATGCTAGTCTTATAACCCAGCGTGTAATGCGCGAGCGAGAGTTGCATGTTCATTTCGGCCCGCCGCTCACTTACCAGGAGAGGGTGTCCAACGGGCATCTCAAGGATTTGCGTGCCGAGATCGACGGAATGGAGAATGTGCAGCAGTTAGCCGCCGTGCTCGATAGCCTGATCCTGCTAGGCAAGTCGGTGATCGAGGACGTGCAGATAATTTACGAACAACTACGTTATTGGCCGTTCCTTCCGATTGAGTCGGTGGACGCGGCATTGTTGTGGTTGAAAGATTGCGAAGATGTATTAGTTTACAACTTGCTGCGGGATAAAAACGATGAATAATGTCGTGGTGATGTATTCAACGCGTAATCGCATTGATCTGGCGTCACAGACATTTCCGCCGATAAGTGATGCTCCCGTTGATATAATATGGGCGGACGCTTCGACAAAAGATGAGGATTTGTCCTACTTCATGAATCATGCGGACAGGACCGCCAAACAAGCGACGGTGCTTGGCGGTGCAGATGTGGCGATAGCGTGGAAGTTGAGTGAGGCGATTCGTCATTCGGAATACACGCACATTATGATTTTGGAAGATGATGTTCTTCTGGATCAGGATTGGTATGAGCCGACAATGACGTTGTTTGATAAAGGAAAACGAGATGGACTCGAAGTTGGAGCTGTTTCCCCAAGATCTTACGTCGACCGAGTCCTTATCCAGCGAGATGGCTACGCCGTCATGCACAACATCGGTGCTGGCGCCATTATCTTTACAAGAATAGCTGCGAAAATTGTCCTTCAAAATTTTCGCACAGCGTGGTGGCCTGATTCGGTGCGCCTGTTTGCTATGCTCAGTGGGATTGATCTCCGAACTTATGCGGCGTTTAGAGGCAACGAACAATGGACCACGGTTGACTGGGGATGGGAAGCCCAGCTCGCCCGCCACGGATTAGCCAGCTTGGCACTCACTCCGGCGAAGTGTCGGATGATTGGGCAAGATCATCCGCTTGAATTGCAAGGATTGGAGCTTGAGACCCGCAAAAATAACGAATTGATGCGAAGTGATACAGCGTTTCATAAGTACGCTGCTTGCCTCGACAACATCCGCAAGGGTTATTATGTCCCCGAAGTGCCCGGCATGATCCACCGCGATGGCGCTTCCATGCTTTTATTCCCGCACCAGATGAAAGCGATTCCAAGCACGTTGTGGTTTGGCAATATTGAACATCAGCGAAGTCAAGGTTTTGGCCCTTTCGCCTACCGCGCCGGTGAAGGCGGGATGTCCTTGTCCGTTCACGTCTCGGGCCCGTGCTCGTTCCTCGTTACCGGCGGGATCAACGGCGCCGGAATCATCATCGAGGATCGCCGTTCCGGGTTCAAGGCGTCTCCTGCCTTGCCGCCCGATAGCGGCCAGCCGATCTCCTGCAACGTGCCCGGCGGCCCGGTACCGCGGCAGGTCACCATCGACTTCGAGCAGGGCGCGGCGTTCTACGGCCTCGCCTGCAGTGAGGCGCAGATGATCGACACCACTTTCAGGTTTGACTGGTCACAACTTCCGAAGGCGAAATAATGTTTAAAAAAGAAAAGACGCCGAAGAAACTAATTGAAAATGATGACGAAAAATTGTCACCGACGGAATGGGCTCATTTGTGGCAGGACTTTCGAATTCGATGCGTTAATATGGCTATTGCTGCGAACGCAACTGCTTCGGATGGAAATATTGTAACGACGGCGGAAGCCATTGCAAAATATATTCTTACCAAGGATCCGTTGGAGTTGAAGGGTGAGGATGAATTCTGATGAAAAAGAATTTAATTCTAGGTGCTGCCGGATTTCTAGGTTCACATCTCGAAAATCGATTGCGTGCCGAAGGCCAGTATGTCGTCAGCGTTGCTCGTCATCACCCTGTTTACAGAAAATCCATCGCTAATGAATTTAACATCTTGGATCTTTGCAACACTTCTGACTATCACGCTCATTTTTGGCGCCATGATTTCGATTGCGTTTGGCAATTGGCCGGTTCTGTTGGCGGATTGGGGTGGATCGGCACTGGTTCTAACGACGCTGACATCCTCACCGAGTCAGTCCGAATAAATTTGCACACGCTGGAAGCGATCAAGAAAACCGGCGGTGTCGGCAAGATATTTTTCGCTTCCTCGCAATGTGTCTATCCCGACACTTTCAGCATTGATCCGTTTGCCAATGAGCGCATCGCTGCGCCCGAACATTACGCAGTGCCTCCTTGCCGCGAGTCTGATGCCAGTTTCAACACATTTGCATTCGGCCAGGAGAAACTGTTCGCCGAGAAACTGTATGACGCTTACGCGCGTAATCACGGTTTCAAGATTGCGATCGGCCGTCTTGGCAACACCTATGGACCGTATTGCGAATGGAAGGAGCCGCGATCGAAAGTTGTGGCTGCGATCTGCCGCAAGGTCGCTACCGCACCTTATGGCGCACCGATCGAGCTTTGGGGAGATGGGCAGCAATCGCGCTCGTTCACCTATGTCGACGATACGATTGACGGCATGATTCGATTGATGGCCGATGACTATGATAAGCCCGTTAATATTTCTCATTCGGACTCGTTTACGATTCAGGAATTGTTCGAAACCATTTGCAGTGTGGCCGGCAAGGTGATGGCGTGGACGCCGACGGAAGGACCGACCGGGGTTTGGGCGCGCACGAGTGACAATCGGCTTTGTTTGGAGCGGCTTGGCTGGGAGCCGGATACCTCGTTATGGGAGGGTTTGCCGGAAACCTATTCGTGGATCAAGCAGCAGACGGAGAGAGCGCATGCCAATAGCAACGCAAAATGATATCGAAGCGTGGTTTCTAATTCTTCACCATATGGCTAGCGAGATAGTCGGCGCTGACATGCCACCGGCCGAACGGGAGAAGGTCAAGGTGTTGGCGGAAGTTGGCTTGCGGATTGCCGAGTCGGTAGTAACCGACTTAAACCTTATCGCTTATCATCTGGGAGAATTGGTTGACGAGGGACGGTTAACGTAGTACATATTGACTACATTTAACGGGAGGGGAAAATGATCCTTGGTTATATTCGCGTTTCAAGCGCTGATCAGGCCAATGCTGACCGATCGTCCTTGCAGGTCCAGACCGATGTGATCGAGGGCTTCGCCCGCACCCGCGGTGTTGACAAGTGGGGGGTACAGATTTTCACCGACGCCGGGGTGTCCGGCGCCACCAAACTGGCCAAGCGGGAAGGTGGCGAAGACCTGCTGAAAACCATGCAACATGGTGACACCGTGATTGCATCGAAACTCGACCGCATGTTTCGGTCCGCCTCTGACGCCATCGACATGTTCGAGGTGTTCAAGGCTAAGGGTGTCGAACTTGTGTTGTTCGACATTTCTAATGAGCCAATTTCGACCGGCGTTGGTAAGTTGATCATGACGATCCTGGCGGCGGTTGCTGACATGGAACGAATCAGGATCAAGGAAAGAACGGCTGACGGACGAAGAGCCAACAAGAAAGCGGGGCGTCCGGTAGGCAACGTACCGTTTGGGTACCGCAAGGTTGGCCAAGGTCGCGCCTCGACGATCGAGATCAATCAGGACGAGGCCGAAATCGTTAATCGGATGCATGATTTATATCATTCTCGTAAGCATCCGAGTTACGATTCGATGGTGAAGCAGTTGGCCAAGGAGGGCATGCTGTCTCGGGCTGGTAAGCCGTTCACGTCGATGGCGGTTCGTCGGTTGCTGATACAGGAGATCCCGGCCTGACCGAGCATACTTTCCGGCAGGGGAAGTGTACGGTATGCGGACTGACTTATTTTGACCTGTGGTCGTGCAAGGATGCGGAAATGGATCGGCTGAAGGAGAAGCTAGCGCTGGCGGCCGGGGTGGCCGTTCGGGTGACGGCGGCTATTGAGAAAGAGGCCGATTTTTTGATTGCGCGAGAGGAAGAGCTCGCGATGCGAAGTCAGAGCGCCTTCGCTCCACATCACGCTGTGCTTGATCAGCGCAAGCGGGAATTGAATAGTCTGGAAGACAAATTGCAGATTGTGGAGAATGCCGACCCTTTGGAAAGTTCCGACGATTCTTCGGAGAAAAAGGAAAGTGATGTGACAATGACCGCTGACGCGTTTGAGTCGAACTGTAAGCAGATTTGTCAATATTGTCGTGATGGCATGGCGATGCGGCAACGTGAGGACACCAAGGAGTGGGTGCACGAGGGTGCGGTAGCGATCCCGGGCACGCTCGGCAAGCGCATGTCGCACACTGTTTGTCTGGCGTCGGATTTTCGGAATGAGTGGAAAGACAAGATCAGTGGGTGATGGAAGATTCAAACCAGGAGATGGCCGTATTCCTTTCGAGGAACGGTATGAGCGGTTTGCGTTTCCGGAACCTAATTCGGGTTGTTATATTTGGATGGGGGCACTTAATTGGAACGGCTACGGTAAAATGGGGATAGGATATTTGTCGGAAGGCAATCAACAAATGCAGTATGCTCACATTGTTGCATACGAATATTTTGTTGGGCCAGTCCCCACAGGGATGATACTCGATCACAAATGTCGCATGCGATGTTGCGTTAATCCTGGACATCTCGAACCTGTGACGTATCGCGAAAATACTATGCGTGGGGTAGGACCGACGCGCGTTCGTGTTAAAGCAGCAAAACAAACGCATTGTAAACGCGGGCATTTGCTTAACGGGGAAATACGAAACAGTGACGGAGCGAGGGTGTGTATGGCCTGCCGCGCGATCACTATTAAAGCACGGAAAGCTAAACATCGTGAGTAAGCGGGAGCAAGCTACAAAGCTGTTGGTAAAAGGCGAGGAAGCAGCACGCGATAAATCCCAACCAACTAATCAAGATCACAGTTATCAATTGCTTGCTAGCGCTTGCTACGCCGATCCTTCATGGTCACATGCTTACTATGTGAACGGATGTGTAGCTTCCGATTTGATTAGGCCCCATGCAGCAGTGGCGTTATTTCGTCGCGCGCTGGAAGGGGAGATGACGAAAAACGAACGACACAAAACGCTTACTAATCTTGCTTGGGAATTGATGAAAACAGGTGGGCATAATGAAGCTCTGCTACTACTACACGAAGCAATTGATTTAGAACCGAAGTCATCACTGCCGTGGATGCATTGCGGAATGATTCATCAGATATTTGGCGCCACTGCGACCGCTGTAAGCTGTGCAAAAAAGTGTTTCGAGCTCGCCGACAAGAACGACACCGCAGGCATGGCGATCGCCGAATTTCAATTGGCGTTTGCCTTGCTGTTCGACCGACAGTATGCCGCCGGCTTGAAGGCATTCGAGGCCCGCTTCCCAGCGCGCCTGCCGAATTTCTTGTTGTATCCGTATCCGAAGTGGAAGGGGGAATATGGCAAGACATTGTTCTTGGTTGCCGATCAGGGTCTCGGCGATACCCTATCCTATTCCCGCTTTGTATTTGATGCTGCATCACGCTGTAGATTTATCCACATGTGTGTACAGTCCGAGTTACGACGGGTATTCGAGCACGCATTCCGTCATATCGAAAACATTAACTTTATGCCCTCACCTTCAAATTTCCCGGGTGATGCGGATGCGTGGTCGACGTTCGTCTCTCTCCCTTTCGCTTTGGGATTTAACGATGAAGAAATAAAGTCGGCCCCCAACATCGATATGCCGCGGCCGCCGATGCGCAAGGATTGGATGGTGTCGGATCGCAAGTTTCATATCGGTGTCGCATGGGCCGGTTCGCCGTTGAACGACATCGATAAGCATCGGAATATTCCGATTCACCACTTCATGGAATTGTATAAAATTCCCAATGTTCAACTTTATGCATTGCAAATGGATGCAAAAAAAAGCGATCTTAATTTGTGGGGGTTTGCTCCACTGATTCGTGACCTTAGTGGATATGCGCGAGACGTAGCTGACACCTGTTCAATTTTGCAAGAACTTGATTTAGTAATAACTGTAGAATCAGCTCTTGGGCATATTTCAAGTATGTGCGATAAAGAGTGTTGGATACCATATTCACATTTAGGACGCGACTATCGTCTAGGTTGCAATGGAGAAAATAGGTTGTGGACGCCGAAAACTCGTGTGTTTCAACAAACAGACGATATGAGATGGGAGCCTGTGTTCGAGCGAATCGTTGAAGCGTTGAAGGAGCGAGTATGGCCGGCTGGATGAAATCGGTTTTTTCCGAGATGGTGTCCGAGGTCGGATGGGACCCGGAGACTGAGGAAGTGCTTGTTAAATTCAAGAAGAAGGGCCGGACTGCCGCCTACAAGGGCTTTGATGAAGGTGTAGCCGAGCGGTTGTCGCATGCCGCGTCGGTCGGCGGGATGTTCCTGGACGAGATCAAGCCGTTTGCGGATAGTTGGCGATATGTCTGACGACCAACCCGGTCCCAGTGAAGTCCGCGCCCTTTTGTTCGAGCAGATGGCTGCCCAGATACGGATGAATAAGGACGCGACATTTGGCGGCGCCTTCCTGATGGTGCCGCCTGGAGGGGATCCTTTCAGCTCCTTAATGCTCAATCAGGATGAGCCGTCTATTTTCTGGGCTGCGGTCAAGACGTTGGCCGACGTTGCCATGCAGTCGCTGGATCCGCGTAATCGGCAGGGGTTTGGTCGTTAGAATCGCAGATGTGCAAGCTGATGCAGCAGCGGAATGATCGCATAGAACAGCACGATTGCACCGATCAGAATCACCACCAACACGTTGATGATACTGGCGAAGGGTTCGGCGATCGGCATCAGCGGGGCTAGTTTCAGCCACACCCAATAGATGAAGCCGCACACCAACATTATGATAATAAGCTGGATTATGAGGTCAGGCATGGTAGCCTCCTGTGGAACTTCAAGTGTTCCGAGGCTATAAAGTTCCATGGCAGGCTGGTCCCACCAGAAGCGGGTTGCGTTCGAGGAAGCATTTTATGCCTTTTTGTCCCAATGCCGAATCAACTCAAAGAACCTCGGATTCGTTTCCCTCGGAGATAACCTTTACTGGGGTCAGCGGCACTTCATTACCAAGACTCTCGACGGCTTGGAGGAAGACAAGCACGACATTTATTGTCTCAAGTCCCGACAGCTCGGTATCACCACAATCGCCCGCGCCCTTTCCACTTTCTACCTTGGAATTCACAAGGGTTTGTCGGGTGCGTTAGTATTTGATTCCAATGAGAATAAGAACCTGGCGCGAGATGAGCTCGTGACCATGGTTGGCGATCTTCCGGAACGGTTGAAATTTCCGGCGATTAAGAAAGATAACCGGGACGGGCTTACTCTCGCTAATAATTCGAAAATCCTGTTCAAGTCGGCTGGCGTTAAGAAGACTAAAACTTCTGGCACTCTCGGCCGGTCGGCTGGCTTGTCGATGGCGCACCTGTCCGAACTGTGCTCCTACGATAACGAGGAAGGTTTGATTTCCTTCAACCGATCGCTGTCGGATTCCAACCCCGATCGACTTTATATTCGCGAGTCTACCGCTCGCGGGTACAACAGCTGGGAAGTAAGCTGGAGGCATGCTCGAGAGGACACCGCTCACTGCGTCTGTATTTTCATTGGCTGGTGGGCTCATGACGGTCAGTTGATTGAGCGAGGCACCCCCGACTGGATACTTTATGGCGAGCAACCGCCGACCAAGGATGAGCAGTACAAGATCAACGAGGTCAAGCGCCTCTACGACTTCGACGTCAGCCAAGAGCAATTGGCGTGGTACCGTCGGCTGGTCGATCCTGCGGCGCGCGATGATGGTGACGTCGATGCTGGTTTCGAAGGCAATTCCTTGCAAAAGCAGGAAGATCCGTGGACCGAGGACGAGGCATTCCAACAGACCGGTAGCGTGTTCTTTGCTGGTGAGAAGCTAAAGGAGCAGACCGATAAGTGGGTCAGCCGCAAATTCGTGCCGTACATGTTTTTGCCCGGTACGGAGTTCTCGGACATGAAGGTCTACAAGGCCGAGAACACTCGCAACATCGAGCTGAAAGTATGGGAGCAGCCATCTCCTGAGGCGGTCTACGTTCTAAGTGCGGACCCAGCCTTCGGTGAGAACGAGCACAACGACCGGTCTTCCCTGCAGGTGCTACGATGCTACGCCGATGGCGTGGACCAGGTTGCTGAGTACGCCTACTCGATGATTTCGACCAAGCATCTAGCATGGGTGATGGCTGGGATCATGGCGTGGTACGGTAACGAGCCGATGTCCGAGGTTTTTTACATCCTCGAGATCAACGGCCCCGGCGGTGCCGTCCTGCAGGAATTGAAGTCCTTAAAGTTCCAGATTGAGAATGGTTACGCGCCGCTTGAGGAACAGGGCATCAAGAATATATTTCGCAACGTCAAGCAGTTCATTTATGCCCGGCCGGACTCGCTGAACGGTGGGGGGTCGGCGTGGCATTGGAAGATGTCGACGCAGACCAAGGTGATGATTCTTGAGGAATTGCGTGGCGTGGTCAGTAACGCCCAGTTGCGGGTGCGATCGCACGACTTGATCGAGGAAATGAAGACGATCGCCCGGGATGGGGATTCGATCGCGGCCGAGGGCAATCTGAAGGATGACCGGGTGATCGCTGCCGCTATGGCTGTGCACTACTGGGACACCAAGATCCGACGCAACCTGATCATTCAGCGGCGGACCAGGGAGGCCGAGGCGGTAAAGAAGCAGCGCAGCGTGGTTGACCAGACGGCCTTGTTCAATCAGAACATGATGTCGGCGTTCATGGGACAGAAGCAGAAGTCGCGGCTGGACCAGCAGCGGTTGGCGATGAAGGCGGCGTGGCGGTACGGACGGAGATGATATGGCTGTTGTTTTAAAGTGCCCAAAATGCCGCGGTAAATTCAAGTACGATGTCACCGAAGGTTGGCCTGACCGTTGCGTTTTATGCGACGAAGATATCAACAATCGTCGCGCCGACGATGACATTGTGTGTCCGGCCTTCCTCAGCCAGAAGTCGAAGAATAACGACAAGGTGGCGCGTGACATTATGGATGGTTCGGAACAGCGCGCCGAGATGGCCGCGGCGATGGCCGGCGTCCCTGTTAGCGAAATGAACGGCCTCAAGATCACTGACCTGAATGATCGCAACGACACCCAGTTCGCCACCAAGGACGTCGTAAATCCCGTCACCCAGCACATGGATGCTATGCAGCGCCAGGGCATGCCTGTCGGGTTTGGGCATACCGCTGACGCTCAGGCGCGCGCCGCCAACGCGCATACCGGAGACGCTCCTTACGCCGGCTTGCGCGAGCGCAACCGCATGCAGCGTCTTCTGCCGCCGGTTGGACAAGCGCCACTTCCCCTGCAGATCAGCGATAATCCGAATTACAGGTCGCCAGTATGATCACGATCCCGACAGGCAAGAACGAGCTCGTCCCCTTTGCGAATGAGTTGATCGAGGTTTGTCGGGTCAGTCAAGGCATGCGGGCCGCCTATTACCGGATGCTGAATCAGATCGCCGAGACCGGGAAGTACGACGGCAGCAAGGCGCTCATCAATATGATGAGCACGCATCTTGAACGGACGGCATCGCACCTGTTCTCGCCGATCGAGTTGAAGTTCGCAATTGATTTTGACAACGCTTATCCACCCAACATAATCAAGCGTGGCGAGGTTGTTGCCAAGCATCTTACCCGACAGTGGGAGAAGACGTCGACTGATATGTTGTTCGCACGCGGCGTGTTCGAGGGTCTTAAATACGGCGGTTCGCTGCTGAAACAGTGGCCCAAGAAGGACGGTCCGGAACGGATTTCTTACGAGAAAAAACTGGTGATGCCGTGGAATTTCGGCGTTTACCGTGAAGGCGAGAACGATATCGAGAACCAAGAGGTACTGTGTGAGACCTCGACGCTAACCGGGCCCGAGGTATGGCAGCGCATCTGGAATTTCCCGGATGCGAAAAAGCTGTATGAGCAAGTCATGACCCATTCCAGCAAGGGTCAAGGCGGTGACGGGCCGGATAGTTTCTTTCATCAGGTGCTGTCGACCTCCCAACTGGACACCGGTATCTCCGGTGCCACGCGTCCGAGACCTGGCGGCATCGTACAGCTCGGTAACGACCCGAATTACGGAGTGATGGGACCGACCGACGGCGCCCCGACCGTGCAGATGCACGAGTTGTGGATCAAGGGGGAGGATGATTACGCCGTCATCCAGATGGTTCATCCGGATATCCTGCTGTCGCGATTTAAATTGTCGAATTTGCTGATCGAGAAAAGTCGATTGCAGCCGTACCGACTGATTCAGCCGAACCCGGTGACCAATTGGTTCTGGGGGCGCAGTGAGTTGGTGGATTTGATTGAGCCGCAGGGCCTGCTGGCACAGTGGTGCGAGGACATGAAGCGGTTGATTGGCTTGCAGATTGACAAAATCATTGCTTTCAAGGGCGACAATACCATCACTGATGAGGCTTACGCCCAATTCCGACTATCCGGCTATATGAACATGGGCCAGGGTGGCGGTGCTGAGGATTTGACCCCGAAATTCCCTCCGGAACTACTGCCGGCGATCAAGTTCATGCTCGAGATGATCAACACCCTCGGCAGTTTCCCCGAGATCATGCAGGGCAAGGGGGAGCAGGGCGTGCGGGCCGGCAGTCACGCCAATACGCTGATGAAAACGGCTTCGCCGACGTTGCGCGATCGCGCATTGTTGATGGAGCGGACCTGTGCGGTGTGCGCCGACCTCACCACGACGATGATGGAAGCCAAGGAGGACCGGAAGTTCTGGACCGACCCGGAGAAGATGGAAGAAACCGGGTTCATGCTAACCGACTTGCCGGAAGATTGGCGCGTGACTGTTGACAGTCATTCGTCGAGCCCGATCTTTGCCGATGAAGCGCAACAGTTGATCTTTGCGCTGCGTAAGACCGGCGATGTCGATGGTGAGTATGCGATCGACAATCTCCCGCTACCCAACAAGGAGAGCGCCAAGGCCTCGCTCAGGGAGCGGAAGAAGGCGGGGTCGGAGATGCAGAAGCAACTTCTCGGCGTCTTGTCACCCGAGGGCAAGGACAAGGCGATCGAGAAGATGCTGTCGCATGGGAAGCATTAGCGGTTGGCGATCAAGAGCGTTTGGGTGAGGCGATTGAAGCAGCCGCAGCCAGCGCCAGATCGTCTAGGTAAAGATCTAGCGCTTTTGTAATACCCACTAAAATTGTAATCGTAGGATTTTTTGCGCGCGCATGTTCCAAGTCCCACAAATATGATTTTGTGCATCCGATTAGTTCGGCCGCTTCGGTAAGAGACAGGCCTTTGTCCTCTCTAGCTTCCCTAATATAGTTAGCAAATAGCGTCATCATTGACCTTTTCAATGACTGAAAACCCAGCGCAGGAAAAAACACACAAGGACGGCGTAGATTCCAAAAAATAGGAATGTTTCTAGGGGCACTTGCGCTATCCATTCGAGAAAATGCTGTCACATGGGGAAGCATTAGTGGTTGTATTCGCGGGTAGATGATCCTTGGTTCCAGTAGCATCTTGGTCCGTAACGGACGAACCAATCGAGCATGTTCTTAACGACGGTAGCCATTATATTTAGCGAGGAAACGGCGAGACGATTCCCGGCCCTTGTCCCATCGCTTGTCGGATGGTTGGATCGGATTTCGCTCTCGCCATGAACTTCGCTTTGCAGCGCTCGTCGGCGAGACTGCGTTGGATGCGGGCTTCTTCGATCTGATCGAGGTCTTCGAGCAGGATGCCACTGATTTCGTTCATCGGAATAGCGAAGGATTGGCCGAAGTCGTCGCGGCCAATTAGGATTCCGTTTTCATCGCTTCCTGTCGTTAGTTTGAAATCGACATAGGCGTTGTAAACTGTTCCTGCGTTTGTTTCTTCTTTAAACAGTAGTGCCCAGACAATGGCGTTTGAGCCGAAGTGAATCGAGAGGCTGTACATCAAGCTATCCTTGTTTTGCTGAGCCGTTGGCCCATTGGATGAATTCTTCGCGGGGGAATCTCAACTTGCCTTGCGTCTTGCCGGCGAGCCGGAAGAATGGCGGCCGGCCTTTTCGTAATTTCAAATAACTGTAGAGGGTTTGCGGGGTGACGCCGGCGTAGTTCGCGGCTTCCTTGGCGGTGAGCCACGTCCGGGAGAGGGACGAGTTGCCTATTTCCATAAAAAACGCGCCGTTCATCTAATTTCCATGGAACCTATACAAAATTTAGTAGGCCGTGTCAATTATGGCGCTGGCTATCTCCTTGTAACCAAACGAGGTTGACCGAGCACGATGTCGTGCGTCGATTCACACCACTCAAAAGGAGCGAGCCATGATCGAACGCAATCGCCGGGGCAAGCGGAAGCACCGCAAGTAACCCATGCCAATCCCAGCTCCTGCAGCGCCGGGTGCCGCCCCTGGTGGACAGCCTCAGCAGCCCCCCTTCGGACAAACCTCGGCAACGGGCGCTACTCCGAATAAGGGCTACGAAGCTGCCGGCATGCAGAAGCTGGGAGTCATCGTCAAGCAACTGGAAGCCGCGTTGCCCGAACTGGGCGCGAGTTCCGAAGCAGGTCAGGCCGTTTTGAAAGCTCTCAGTTCTCTCGTTAAGTTTGTGCCAAATGGTTCTGTGACTCCGGCCGCGCAAAAGAATTCGATTGAGGCCCAGCAGCGCAACATGGCTCAGAACAATCAACAGATGCAGGCGCTCAAGCAGCGATTGATGGGCGCCGGTGGAGCGCCAGGGGGCGGCCAGCCGCCAGCTCCCCAGCCGGGGATGGCCGCATGAACATTTTCGAGACCAAAGCGGAAATGCCGCCGATCGACAACAGCAACGATCCGTTGATTGTCCGAGTAGCGCAGACCATGCCGGATATGCGCAAGAATTACCTGCCCGCGGCAATGCCGCAGGATCGATCCGTCGAGAACATTCAGCCGCGTCGGCGCGGTCATGATTACTAAGGAGTAAAGGAATGGCCAATATTTTCCAGAACCCGGTCAAGTCGATCCCGACTTCCGATGAACAGATTATTCGGGTCGATATGGAGCAGATCGACATTGGAGGCCGCAAGTCGCATCTGCCCGCCCAGCAGAAGTCGCCGGGCATGACTATCAGCCACGTGCCGAATGCCGGTACTGTACCGGGAGGTAAGTAAGTCGTGTCGAACGTCAACATTTTTTACAATTCGACCAAAGTCATTCCGTCGTCCGACTTGCCTCAAGAGCCGATCGATCGCTTCAGTATGAACAAGCTCGAGATCGGCGGTCGCGAATCGCATCTGCCGGTGCGGCAATATGCGCCCGGCATGACGCTCGGTCACGTGCCGAACGGAGGCAAGTAATGGCGAAGATCGAGGTCGACGAGGGCGATTATAACCGGATGCTGGCGCTGCAAGGCGTGGCTTCGAGGATCGTCGCGGACCCGAAAGCGCGTCGCAAACTCGAGGAAGCCCATAAACTGGTTGATCCGAACGCCTCGACGCCTTTCCTCGACCAAGAGCGGCTGGCGAATGAGCCCATGACCGCTATGAGGACGGAGCTGACGGATCAGATCGCCGCGCTGAAGAAAGAGCGTGACGATGAGAAGCGTGAGCAGACCCTCGCATCGATCGCCGACAAACAGGCCAAGGCATTTGCCCGGCTGAAGAACGAGCATCGCTACACCGATGAAGGTGTCGAGGCCGTCCGCAAGCTAATGGAGACTAAGGGTCTTCTTGATGTAGATGATGCGGTCGCGATTTTCGAGCGTGCCAATCCGCCGGCAGTGCCGGCCACGCCGGGCGGCGGAATGACGGGAACCTCTTGGGGTTTTGCCGATGTCAACGACAAGTCGGACGAGCTGATCAAGCAGTTGATCGCGTCGAAAGGCGAGAACGACTATGTCACGAACCAAATGACAACAGCCGCGCTGCAGGATTTTCGCGCAGGTAAGCGCTAATTTAGGAGTTTGAGATGCCACTTCCCGGATTAGGCGTTTCGCCTGCTGCAGGGTCGCTTTATACAGAGTTGTCAAGTGTGACTCGAAGAAGTTTCGTCCCAAGGCTCTTTGTCCAAATCTATTTCGGCTCTCCAACTTTGTTCTACATGACTGGCAACGCGCAGCGCGCGGCCGGCGGCCTAAATCAGGTGACCATCCCCTTGCAGGGCAACTCGATGGTCCAAGGTCAGTGGACCGGCTATGGCGGAGGATTCAATAGCCCCGTCATCACCCCCGGCGTACAAAACGGCCAATGGTATCTGGCTTACTGGGTGGTCCCGGTTCCTTTGCCGTTCGGCGAGACGATCATTCAGGCGACCGACCGCGAACTATCTCTCCTGAAGACCCGCATGAATGATGTCTATGCGGTCACCCGCCAGAACATGGCGCGGTTATCGTTTACGAATAACGCGGCCAATCCGCAAATGCCGGATTCGTTTTACAACGCCTTCGATGATGGCACCAACGTTCCGACCTACGGCGGCATCAACCGGAACGCGGCGGGCAACTCGGCTTTCAAGGGTCAGCTCATCAATTTGAATTCTGGCACCTACTCACAAGGCGCGGCAGGCTTCACGCGCGCCGGTATGGCGACGCTGCTGGCCGGTACCACCGACGCTGCCGGCGGTGAGGCGGTCACTTTCGTAGTGATGAATCCGGGTGACTATGCCACGATTAACAACACCTTCATATCGATCGAGCAGCTCAACCCGCCGCCCGGCTCGACCTACACGATGGATACTGCGGTGCGGTCCTCGTTCCCGAATCTCGTCGTGTCGGGCGTCCCGATCTTCGCTGACCACTTCTGTCCGAAAGGCGAGGTGTACGGCATCAACGTCAAGTATACGTCGATGTACATGTCAGAGGATGCCGCGTTCGACTTCTCGGGCTTCTACTCGCTGGTGCCGCTTGGCCAGATGGGGCAGCAAGGTGTCGTGGTCGTTGGATATGACATCCTTTCCGCCAAGTCAGTTTCCGGGTTTCATGGCACTGGACTATTGGGTGCGGCTTTTTGATAACAATATCAAGGCGTTAGCAATTTCGAGCATCTGCTCGTCGGTGCCAGTGCCTTTAAAGGAGTTCACGGCGAAGAGGACGAACCTGCAGTTATCTTGGGTGTAGCCCTTTGAGCTTTCGATGCGATCAATGCTAGGCGAGAAAGGATGATGGTCTTGTGATCCGAATGAGAACGGCAATCCTGATAGCGCGCAGGTTCCGGTCCATTTTGCTTCGCACCATTCACGAGTAAGATCGAATGCAAAGCCTTTTTTCTGAGAACGTCCCCGGGCATTTATCAAAGGCCATTCCCACGGCCGTTTTTCCCGTGCCGTTCGATAAGATTTGGTTCCCACTTCTGGATGGGATTTTTTGTATTTCGCAGCGCGTTTATTATGCGCTTCTTTATTGCGCTGATAGTCTTCTCGATCTTTCGCTTTCCATTTATCGGGATTTTCTTGCCGATCGCGGCGAGCTTTTTCACAAATGGCTTCGCGGTTGGCATGATAGCGTGCTTTGCGGGCAGCATTCATCTCAGCGCGATCAGGGCGTTCTTTCCAAGGTGTGGAATGCGATGTTTTTCCTCGTTCGGAACAGCGTCGTCGGCAGAATTTTTGATCCCAGCGCTTTTTGGCGAAGGGTTCTTGGCACCACGCACATGCACCTATCTTCTCTTCTCCGAGACTTTGATTTTCACCCATGGCTATCGTCCTTCTGTTTCGGTGAAGGTTCGTACCATACAAGCAGCATGAGGTAAAGGTATGCCGATTCCTTTGGCGGGGCCAGGTCAGGGGCTCCCATTACCCCAGAATCTGTTTCCCACGCAGCTGTTCAACGCGCCAGCTGATGCATCGAGCAATCGTCTTGCGCTTTCGCCGGGCGACAGCTTCGTCTTGCCGGCTGGTGACTGGTACGTCTCGATGGGGATGTACATGGTCCTGCAATTTTTGGATCCGGTCACCAACGTCTGGCAGATAGTAACGGGGGCGGCATGGACGCGCGGGATGACTTTCATCTCGTCGGATGGTTTTACGAGCCGCATCGCCAATCTCACGGGCTGTGTGGTGAGTGCTTCGATTTTGAACGGCGGCACTAACTACGTTCAGGCCACCACGACGCTTACGGTTATTGGTGCGTTCCAGACGGGTGTGGCCATTCCTACCTTGCTGCCGATTGTAGGCGGCGCCCTTGCTTCTAGCGCCACGTTCTCGCTTGCTGTTCCGACTGCAGGCAATGGTTATGGTGTTGCTCCGATTATCATGATCCCGCCGCCGCCCCCGGCGCAGGCGAATGCCAACGGTGTCGGCGGCATTCCGGCGATGGCCATTGCGATTTTGGGTGCCGGCGGTTCGATCGCATCGGTTAGTATGATCAATGCGGGTGCCGGTTATCCTACAGCCCCGGTCGCGGTTGTTGTGCCATCACCGTTCGATCCGAACTTGGCGGTTGGCATCACTACCGCCTCAGTGTCGTTCTCGCTGTTCTCGGCCGGTGCGATCACAGGCGCACTGGTGACCAATAATGGCGGCCCACTCATCAACGGCTCGTTGGGATCGGTTACTATTTCGGTCGGCGGTGCCGGCGCATCTGGCACATTGACGGCGAATGTGATGCAGACCGTGATTTCTTCAAGCGTAACGGGTGCCGGTTTGGGCGGCCCTGCTTTGGTGACAACTTTTGGCGGCGCTCCGTTACAGGGATCGATCACCAACAGTTTGAATTTTCAGCTGCTTGAGTTCGAACCACGCCCTGCAAATATCGGCAGCTCTATAACAATAAATCAGCTCGGAACTGTTTTCGATGGCGGTTTGTTTGAAAGCGCGCCAACCGTTGCAGTTGGTGCGGCGGTCGGGGCAGCAGGCACGGTTGCAACTGTCGTGCTGACCATGGGTAGCCGCCCGGATGCTATTTTTATTCAGCCGGCTCCATAAGGATTTGCAATGTCTTACCTAAAGCAGTTGATCGTAGGCGCTACCGCGACGGGTGCCGGTACGCCATTTATGTTCGATCAACCGCGTTGTTTTGAAGACGTTTCGCTTCAAGGTGTTTTTAGCGGTGCGACAGATGTTCAGGTGGATGTTGAACTTTCACTGGATGGAATTCATTGGTCAAAATTTACTGCGTGGGGGCCTGGGCGTCAAAGCGGAGAGCATATGGACGCCGGGCGGATGGGAGCTAGTGTCGGCATCCGTGCAAATGTTGTATTAATCAGCGGATCTTCATCGCCTTCGATTGATTTATGGTTCGCTCAGGCCACGCGGGAGTGATTGATGGCCCAGACCTTCAGCCAGTCCCTGACGGGTATTAATGCAGGTACCCGTTACACCCCGCTCACGATCTCGATCGGGGACACGGATTCGGCTGGAGACACGCAGTTGAATAATGTCCCGAATATGCAGCAGAATATGCGGGACAACGATTACGTGACGTGCAAGGGTCCGGACGGCGCGTTAGCGGTGTATAGGTACGACGCCGAGCGGTCGATCCCCGGGGTTTCCATCATCATGATCCCGGTGAAGTAGGACTGGCCGGCAAAGGAGTGCTTTGCCTTGCTTACGTCCTATCTTCAACAAACAAGAAGTCTTTTGCAGCTCCCCGGCACGCAGTCGACCAGCCTTTACACTGATGCTGATCTGACGCGATGGATCAACATCTCGCGCGGGCAAGTCGCGGGTGAGGGCGAGTGCATCCGGGTTATCGGAACAATCTCGACCGTTGTCGCCCAACGCCCATATCGGTTCCAAGATGTCAATGTCGGTGTCGCCGCGACGACCGGCGTGCAAGGCATCATCAATGTCGGTAGTATGAGTTATGTCGTCGGCTCTGGCGAGTTATGGATGACCCCTCGCCCGTGGCCGTGGTTCACGTTGTACGAACTCAATACCGCTGTGCCGTCATCGGGTCCGCCGAAACAGTGGGCACAATTTGGTCAGGGCGCGGCGCCGAGCGGGGTAGCGAATACGCAGGTTGGCGGCGGCAATTTTTACGTCTCGCCACTTCCCGATGACATCTATCAATTGAACTGCAACTCGGTGTGTTATCCGATCCCGCTGGTCGACGACACCACCGCGGAAGCTCTCCCGTATTTGTGGACCGATGCGGTGCCGTTCTTCGCGGCTTACTTCGCCTTGATGTCGGCACAGACCAATGCGCGCATGGCGGATGCCGCACAGATGTACAAGGGGCATTATAACGAGTTCATGAGTCGAGCGCGCAGGCAGGCTAATCCCGACGTCAACACGTGGATGTATCGGCAGGCTGGCGATCCCGCGCAAGGTGTGAAGATGGGTGTTGCGAAGGGCGGTGCCGCATGATCGTAAATGCTTTCACTTATCTTCAGCAAACCCAGCGCTTCTTGCGCGAGCAGAAGCAGGAGTTCGAGAATCCCGACGACTTGATGGTTTACATCAACCGGGCACGGCGAGAGGTTGCCGGTCGCACGCAATGCATTCGCCGTTTGACGCCTATCTCGGGGCAAATCGTATCGGCAAATATTATAAATGCTGGATCGGGTTATACTGCACCGATCGCAACGATAACCACTCCTGATTTTCCCAGCGGCTTATTACCGAATCCCAACGGTAGACAGGCGACGGCTACGGCTCTTTTGAGTGGAAGTGCCATAAACAATATTATTATAAATGACGGGGGAGATGGGTATTTTAATCCTCAGATTACGATTGTTGATGGAATAGGCACTGGCGCGCAGATTCAACCTATTATGTCTCCCATCAATCTGCTGAATCAAGGGCAGGAGGTTTATAATTTTTCCGACATTTTTCTTGGTAACTGGCCGGGTGTCGACACGGTGCACGCAATCAAGAGCGTGAGTTTGATCTATTCGAATTATCGATACTCACTGCCGATGTACGCTTTCAGCGTTTATCAGGCGCAGATTAGGCAATATCCGTTTCAATACCAATACGTTCCTTCCTTTGCCTCACAATTCGGTCAGGGCGCAAGCGGCAGTTTTTATGTCTACCCCCTGCCATCGCAAACTTATCAGGTGGAATTCGATTGCTTCTGCACGCCGACCGACATGCAGCTTGATAATTCAATCCCCGAGCCGATCCCGCAGCCGTGGACTGATGCCGTGCCGTACATGGCGACACAGCTTGCTTATATGGAATTGCAGAACTGGAATGCCGCGAAGTTCTATCAGAATGAATTTGACATGCGAACGCTTGGCTATTCGACACAGGCGCGGCCGAATCGAACAGTAAATCAATATGGTCGCTATTGATGATTGAAGCCCAACAACTTCAAGGCGATCAACCGACCCCGTATACCCCTGCGGGGCCGCCCGATCCCTTGATGTTCGAAGACTTCGAGGGCATCAACACCGCGACTTTGCGTCCGGGAGTCGATGATAAGCAGGCGGCATGGCTTGATGGTTTCATGCCTCTTGGGCCGAAGCGGAATCTGCGGACGATGTATGGCGTTTCAGCGGCGGTTTACACGGCGCCGGGCGCGCTGACTGTTGCGTTCTTCGACTTTGGAAATATAGGTTCGACGCCTTATTCCATCCTCGTGCAATCTGACGGTAGTGTTGTTGCCGTTAATACATCGACCGGTGTGGCTAACACCGTTGCGCCTGCAAGCACGATCCAGAATCCATCGCGTGTCAATGTCGGATTCGCACAATATGGAAGCCGATATATTTTAATGGTAGCCAAACAAACCAACGGTTATTTCCTTTGGGATGGCACGACATTTTTTTTACCGGGGCAAAGCCTCCCTGCAGGCGGAGGAACGGTACCTCTTGGTATTAGCGGTACCGCGATCGAAATATATACAGGCCGGGTTTGGATTGCGAATGGCCCAACCATTACATTCAGTGCGCCTGGTGCAACATTGGATTTCTCATCAGCCAATGGTGGAGGTAATTTTACTTCTGCTGATAGTTTCCTGCGTGTTGGTTTTACGCAATTGAAGCAGACCAACGGGTTCCTTTATTTAATTGCAGATTCGTCTGTGAATTATATTTCGGGCGTGCAAACTTCCGGCGCAACGCCCATCACGACGTTTACGAATCAAAATGCTGATCCCGAAGTTGGTACGCCATGGCCTTCGACGGTCGATGTGTTCAATCGCAATATATTATTTGCCAACCCATTCGGTGCGCAGGTATCTTACGGTGGCGCGGTTACCAAGATCAGCGAGATGCTGGACGGTGTCTACAACACTGTGGCTAATTTTGGCAATATTGTTCCGTCGGCAGCCAAGGCCATCGTGTTTGGGAAGAAAATATGGATTCTCTTGTTGCCGATCATTGACCCGGTGAAAGGTCAGCAGGTCAACAAGCTCCTGATGTGGAACGGTAAGCAGTGGTGGGCATCCGAGCAAGATGTCAATCTCGTCTATATTCAGTTCCAAGAGATCAATTCGGTGTTGACGGCGTGGGGCACTGATGGAAGGGCGTTGTATAAATTATTTTTTCAACCTTCCACGGCTTTCCAGAAAACAGCACAGACCAAGTTGTGGGACAAACCCGGCGGATATCAATTTACGAAGTTTGTGACGCGACTGTGGGGTATTGTTCGGTATTATAGTCCATTGTCGCCGACCATTAATGTTGCGATCGATAATGAGACTAGTTCTAATTCCGGATTGGCCGCAGTCACGCCGAATATTGCAACGTGGTTGACTGCAGGAGGTCTTGTTTCGACATGGTTGACTCTCGCCGGACAGGTATCGACATGGCTGGCGGGCGGCGGAAGTTCTTATTCGGTGTTTGGTCCTGCCGCCGTGGCGCAGTCGGGAGTGTTGACAGGCTTTACAGTGACCACCAATGCGGCCGATATGGCGATCGTGTCGATCATGATTCAGGATACGATCGCGGGGAACCGAGGGTAGAATGGCTTATAGTCTAACCCAATTCGAAAATAACCTGACGAATAGTCTCGTTGCGTTGGACAACAACACGCTCACTTTGAGTGCGGCGGCACCTATCCCGTGCACTGTGTCTGGAACCAACGCCTTGACGCTGACTCAGAACGGGGCGGGTGTCGTGCCGAGTTCGACAATTTCGGCTTACACGACTAACATGGCATTTTCCGGCATTGCAGCAGCCAGCAACACCAGCGCGGTGACTGCACAGGTCGGTAGTGTAGGCATTTTAAATGTGTACAAGGATACGAGCACTGGGCCTCAATTGCTGGTTGGCGGAGAAATCGTCATCGGCAATGCTTTCACCTTGCAGTTCGATGCAAGTTTGAATTCGGGAGCTGGAGGTTTTCATCTTGTTTCGTCTACAGCGATTACCAATACGTCGGTAAAATTTGGTGCGGTGCAAATAAACCAGGCCACGCTGACCAATTTACTGTCGGGAAATAGTCCGACACTGACGTTTACGGCTACTCCGGGCTGGTCATCGCAGGATCAGCTTTTTACTTTGTCGGGGCAGGGCACGGCGATTCCGGCGGTTGGCGATTTCGTGCAGGTGAATCCTCCCTCGCTGGGTGCGACAGGCGTTTCTTACATGGGTATGGTGACGGCGGTAGGATCGGTTAGTTCGGTTAGCTCGGTGGCATCGGTCAATATCCGTTTGATTAATGCAGCTTCGGCGTCATTGGCTTCTAATAGCGGCATTTATCGATATCTTGCAATGAGGGCAGTGCCGTGAGCGGGCTGGCAAATCTTTATAACGTTCCAACTACTGATCAGGAACGGGCGCAATGGTCATTTACGCACATGGCGCATCATCGGGACATCAATCGCACGATTTATGAGCTTATCAAGGTCGCGCTTCCGGAATACATTCTTGATCCCGTGAATCCTGACAATCCTGGCGAATGGGAGTATCAGCATCAGCTTATGCACGACGCGCAAAATTCTATTTTAGGTATTGCTGGACAAGATCTCACAGGGATAGATTGGAAGGATCAGAAACTGCTGTCTGCATGGATATGGCTTAACGCATCTGAACACATACAAGCGTCAAATATTTTGGAGATTGGCTAATGAGTGAAGTAGCATCGAAGATCGAGACTATTGAGGAAGTCCGAGCGCCCGCTTTAGTGCGCCGGTTTGAGTCTCCCGATTTGTCAAAACATGGTCCGTGGCTGCTTAAGCGCTTCGCCGCGATTTTCCCCGAATTGCCGGAAAGGTTGGTGGGCGCTTATCTTAGCGGACTTATTTATGACAACGAACACGCGTTTTTCTACCAGGATCACGCGGTCGCGCTGGCTCAATTGGTGCATAGTCCCGGCATCAAATCTGTCAAGGTGGTGCAGGAGCGGTTCGTTTGGGTCGAGGATCGCAGCAACAAGGAGCAGCTCGAGAACGCTGCTGACTTTTACAGCCATATCAAGTTATGGGGTACGCGGCAGAGCGCTGAACGCATCATTGTGTGTGAGAGTAGCGACGTGCCTAAGAATTTGATTGAGGCGCGTCTCGGTCGCCTGTTCGACACCAAGGTCACGCACGCGAGGGTTTGATGGTTGACTTCGTCGTCGAGCGCCTGGCGGATGCGCAGCCGGATATCGAGAGCCTGCTGCCGGCGCAATGGACGCATACCGGCGACTGCGAGGTGACGTGCAAGCCGAACTGGTCGTTTTATCGGCAATTCGAAGATCGGCAGTCCCTACTGCTGATTATGGCGCGCGATGAGGGCGTGCCGGTCGGTTACATGGCGGCGTTCATCTATCCCCATCCGAATGCGATGCAGGAGATGGTGGCGCATATCCCGACCTATTTCGTCGCTCAGCGGCCGGTGACCCGGGGGCTGATTGAGAGCCGGATGATGGATTTTATGCTGGAAAAGCTGGTCGCCCGCGGGGTATTCAAGATCGAGACCGAGACCTGCGCGGATTACTCGGCCGGCCGGTTGTGGGAACTCAAAGGTTTCAAACCCTTCAAGATCGGTTATAGTCTGAAGCTGAAAAAGCCCGCAGGAGCGCAATATGCCTGATCTTGGTATCGGTGAAGGTCTGGCTGCTTTATTCGGTGGCGGCGATATTCTGGCCGGGTTGTTTGGTGGCGGTGAAGCCGCAGCTGCGGGGCTTGGCGCAGGCGCTGCCGCCCCCGCCTTTGAAACCGGCCTTGCGACGATCGGTGGCGTCGAGGGAATCGGGGCAGGTGCTGGCGGATTGGCCGATATTGTCGGCACTGGGGCCGGTTTGGCTGGCGGAACCACGGGATTGGCGGGCACAGCTTTGGCGGGCGGCGCGGGCGATATTGCCGGGCTTTTGGGTGCCGGTGGCGGCACCGCTCTTGGCACTGCAGAGGCGTTCATGGGCGCTCCGGGGGCTTCCGGCTTCAATGCTGGCGCCATAACGCCGTCTGCTTTCGGCGGGGCGACTTCCGTAAGCCCGAGCGCGGGGTTGTCCCCGAGTGTAGCGAACGCCAACGCCAGCATGGGTGGCGGGAGCTCGGTGTTCGACACCGGTACGGCGGCGGTGCCCGGGGTGGGCCCGAGTGGTGCGCCCAGCGCAGGTGGAGCTTCATCGATTGCGGCGCCGTCCGGGGTTACCACGCCGATTGATGCAACGGCGGCGGGCACAGCGGCGACCGGGACCACTCCCGCAGCGGGGGCAGGCACATCCAGCTCGATCTCGGACCTGCTGAGCAAGGCGGGCTCGGGCGCCATGAAGTCGCTGACCTCCAACCCCCTCGGTATCGCTCTCGGTGCCGGCGGGCTCGGTTATAATATCCTGCAAGGGCAGAAGAACACAGCGAATCAGAAAGCGTTGACGGCTGACGCGCAACAGGCGACGGCGAACAGTAACAAGTTGATGGCTTCGGGCGAAGCCTTGCAGCAATATCTGGCCAGCGGCACCCTCCCGGCCGGCTATCAATCGCAGGTCGATCAGGCAATTGCGGCGGCCAAGACATCGGCGATTTCCAATGCGGCCCAGCAGGGGCAAAACACCGACCCGACGCAAAACACCGCGCTGGCAGCTGAGCTGGCGAAAATCGATGCCTCGAAGCCTGCCATGCAGTCACAGGTGGCGGCGCAGTTGTTCTCATCTGGATCCAGTCTTGTTAGCGCTGGGCAGGGCGCCGCAGGACTGTCCGGTCAGCTCTATCAGGCTCTGGTGCAGAACGACACGGCGGCCGCGGCGAATACCGGCAAAGCGATTGCCACGCTGGCGGCGGCGATGAACGGGCGGTCGCAATCCACGATTGGCGGGACCAATATTAGCGTCAGCGCGGCATGATGCATGGCAGATGCACTTCCAGTATTCAGCGAAGATGGTCGGATGCAGGGCAATCTTACCAGTAGTCAGGGGGATGCGCCCGCCTCCCCGGCGATTGCCGATCTGACACCGACCGCTGAAGACAAATCCGTGTCCGGGCTGGTATCCAGCTTGACCGACTTGAAACGCCAGAAGGTCCAATCTGATACAAAGTTGTCCGCCGAATCCGACGCCCAACAGGCCAAGGATAGGACGCGGCGAGAGCAAGCGTTCGCCCAGGAAGGCGTCGCGGCGGCCGAACTCCCCAGACCGTGGGACGCCGAGAAGGAGCACAAGCGCTGGGAGAGCGACCCGATCGAGGGTTTCGGTTCCGCTGGCGGCCTGTTTGCCATGGTCGCAAGTGCTTTTACCAAGGCACCGATGGAAAACGCCATCAACGGCATGGCCGGCGCTATCAACTCGATCAAGGAAGGCAACGAGAAGGGTTATGAGCGCGCCTATGACGCGTTCAAGACCAACGTCAAGCTGGCCGACCAGCGCTTCAAGACCCAGCATGAGCTTTATAGCGATGCATTGTCGCTGGGGAGTGCTGATCAGGTCGCCTCGGACGCCAAGATGCGCAATGCGGCGACGCGATTCGGTGACAGCCAGATGCTGATGCTGGCCGAGCATGGCATGATCAAGGAGGTTTATGAGCTGCAGGCGTCGCGGGCGCAAGCCCACGAGCAGATGATGAAGGCGGCCGAGGCCACTGACTTGCACGCGGTTCAGAAAGCCGCCGTCAATGCGATTAAGGCCAATCCACCGAACACCGGTGACCCGGCGCAAGACAAGATCCAGCTCGCCGCCCAAATTCAGCGTGTGTTCGATGGCGGAGGCAAGTACGGCACCGCCGAGCAGGAGGCGGTCGGCAAATACGTGCAAGCGAACATCAAGAAGAATCCGCAGGAGTTCGCTGAGGGTCTTGCAGATATCCATCAGAAATTCAGTATCAGGGCACCTAATATCCAGGGCTATCAGGATGCGCGTGAGATGGAGATGAACGCTAATGGCGGTGTTATCGCGCCGGAGCGGGATGCACAGCTCCTGCAGCAGTTCGGGTTATCGACGACGCGGGGCGGTGGGGTCGGGGGCACGTCGCAGAGCTCGCAGGCGCGCAAGACTCGCGCGATCGAAGAAATCCAGAAAAAACATGCCGATGAGGGCAAGCCGATATCGATTGTCGAGGCGGAGCGCGAGTACAACAAGACTGTGCAGATACCGAGTGCGCACGATGTCCATGCAGACGATATTGCGTACCAAAAGGCCGAGCGCATGGAGACGGCCATGGACGAGATGGATAGTCTCCTGCTCAAGCACAAGGCGATCACCGGCTTGGGTGGTACGTTGACACGTCCGGTCGAAGCGATCAGCAACATCCTGGGATCGAACGAGACCGATCGCAAGCAGTTCCAACGTGTAGCGACCGAGTTAAAGGAGTGGGGGCAGTCGGTTGTCAATGACCGGACCGGCCGGCCGCTGTCGTCGGAAGCCAAGGATGCCTCGGTCATATTCGCCGGGTTAAACCCGGGCGATACCGGTGCCAACACGGTGCGTGCGATTGTCGAATTACGTCCGGTTATCAAAAGGATCAAGGAGCAGATTAAGGCTCGTGGACAGGGTAAAGGTCCGGTGTCCGGGGGTGAAGAAAGCGCGCCGGCGCGAGCCGAAGAGCCGAAAGGCAAAGATGCCCCTTGGCTGAATGATCCGGTGAAACCCTGATGGATGACGGTCTTCCCCTTGACACTCAAGGCATGTATTCCGGCGATATTGGTGCCGCGGGCGCGCTTGAGCTTGGCCATCAGACCATCCAGAAGGAACTGCCGAAAGTAGCTTCGCCGCAGGATTATGAGAACGTGCGGCATGGCACGGCTTATCTGGATCCCGAGGGCAAGCAGCGCTTCAAGCCGATCCGCAACAAGGAAGACTATCTTGCGCTTGAGGAAGGCGCTGAGTATGCCGATCCGACCGGTGCGGTGCGTACCAAGCCGAAATATGAGGGCATCGATTTCACCCCGCAGACCCTCTACGACATCGCCCATTCCGACAAAGGTCGGAAGATGGCGCTCGAGAAGTTCTATCCGGGCAAGGTGCGGGAAGACCCGTCTGGCGGCTTTTATATCGAGGATGAAGGCGGCAAGTTCCGCAAACCGGGACGCGGCCTGAGCGCGGTGACGGGAGCTATCGCTTCCGAGGCCATCCCCACAGTGTTGGCGGGCGGAGGCGGCCTGCTGGGCGGTGCGGCAGGTACAGCGATTGGTCCGGGCGCCGGTACGGTTCTGGGAGGTGCTGCAGGCGGCTACGCGGGCGGCTACGCGGGCCAGCGCATCAACGACATATTCGCCCAATTGGCCGGGGTCTACGATCCCGAAGGTGGCGAAGCCAACGCCCGTATGGCGGGATATGCGGGTGCGGCCGGTGACGTCGGGGGCCGGGCGGTCGCTGCTGCTGCGCCAGCGTTTAAGGAAGGCGCGAAAGCGGTCGGCCGCGGCGCGGCCAAGACAACTGCCAAGTTCCTCGGCGCCGATCCCGAGGCGGTCGAGACCGGGCTTAAAATCGCCGAACGCGGCGAGACGCCCGGCGGGTCGTTCGGCCTGTCAAAGCCTGGCACGGCGGTGTCGCCGTCGGCGATGTTCAAGTCGGCACCGCATGTGGGCAACGTCGCTGAAACCTTGCAACAGAAATTCGATGCGACCGACACCTATCTGGCCAATGCCGAGCGCTTCATGGACAAGCGGGCCAAGGACATTCTGGCGTCCAAGGACATCGGATCGATCGTCGAGGACTCGCTGGTTCATCCGAAGGCGGCGGTATCGACCGAGAAGGCCGGTATCCTGCTGCGGGAGTCGCATCAGGCTAAGGCCTTGCAGGAGTCAACCGAGGCCGACGCTAGACTGGCTGAGGAACTGGCCAATCGGCGAGCGGCGGTCGAAGCCAAGCATGCGCCTAATATCGAGGCGCATCGCACTCGCAACGAGAGCGTAGTGAAGACTGCCGAGCAGGCAAAGATCGCCGCGGATAACTTGGTGCAGGAAGGATTCCGCGACATCGAGCGTCAGGCCAATGACGCGATCCGGGTTGCGCAGGTCGGGCATAACGCCGGCGATCTCTGGCGCACGGTCGCCGAGAGCTTCGTTGCCCTGCGGCGCAGCATCGGTCAGCGCGCCACTCAGATGTACGGCAACGCCAATACCGTCTCGAACGGATTGGTGCCCGAGGGAGCCGAGGCTCTTGCGGGACGCGCGCAGGCGCTGATCGCCCAGTTGCCGGAGGGGTTTGCCGCCTCGCACCCGACCATTGTGCGGCGCATCGCGACCATGGCGGGTGAAGTCGGGGAAAATGGTGAGGTTATCCGTGAACCGGTGGCGGCGACTTGGTCGGAACTGCATGAACTCCGCACCCAGCTTCGGCAGGACATCAAGTGGAATGCCCTGACCTCCGACGTCAAGAACGGCGCGCTCAAGCATATGGAGCATGGCATCAACGAAGCCTTGCATGCGGTCGAAAATGCGCCCGAGCTGCGTGAGGCATCCCGCTTGCTGCGCTTGGCGGACGATTTCTACCGCGAGAACATGGGACCGCTCAATAACCAGCAGATCAAGTCGCTGGTGAAAGCGCTCGATAGCGGCCTGCAGGCCGATCCCAAGGCACTGCTGAAGATCGCTGTCCGGGACGGTAAGAGCGAGGTTGCGACCACGATTCGAAACACGGTCGGGCCGCAGACATGGGACGCGGTGCGCGCCGCCGACGTGCAGGAGATGATGGCGCAGTCCCCGCAACTGGCTGGGTCGGTCGACGGGCTTAAATTCGCCAATATGGTTGAGGACCGCGCGCAGAACGGCGTGCTCGAGGTGCGGCATGGTGACCAAGGCGGCGCGCGCTTGCGGCAGCAGGCGCTTTATATCAAGCAGTTGCGTGGCAAGCTGCCGATCGCGCCGCGTCCGGGTGACACCGCCAACGACATCATCTTGCGTGCACGCTCGGCGGTCGCCGATGCGGAGGTTAAGGCCGCTTCGGACCCGTTGAAGTTGCTGCAAAACGAGATGAAGAAGGTCGAATCCGCGGTCAAGAAGGAGATGGCTGCAAATAAGAAGCCCGATCCGCTGGCATTTCTGAGCGAAAGCACCGTCGGTGCCAATAAGGCGGTCGACAAGATCCTAGGCGATTCCGACCTGATCGTGGCGGCCAGCCGCGCCTTCCCCGGCGGGGAGAAATCACCTGAATTCCAGTTGATGCGTCAAATTTGGACGCAGCGGTTCTTATCCGAGACACTCGAGCCCGGCGAGAAGCTGGCGGCGACATCGCCCGAGATCCAGGCGCTGATGTTCCCGGGCATCACTCTCGACGACATGCATATGCTGGCCAAGGAGATGAGGCTCTTGATGAGCGGCAAGACATTGCGCGGCGGGGGCGAGGACATGGGCGGGTCGATGATGGCGCAAAGCGCGGTCGAAAACCCATTCGGGCGGGCTTCCGGGCTTGGCAAGCTGGCCGGGCCCGCAAAGCTCATTCCGGGGGCCAATGCCGGTGCCCGTGCCGCCCTGACGGCCTATTACAACGGCGTGCGGGCTCTTTTGACCTCGCCCTCGACTTTGCGCTGGCTCCGGAAGGGGCTAACGTCTCGCGATCCGCAGGCCAAGGAAGCCGCGCGGGCGGAATTGAGGGCTGCCTTGCAGCGTGGCGGGGCGATGGGGGCCAGTGCTGCCGAGGCCGTCGAGCAGGAGCCGGAATGAGTGATTTTACCGACGAAATGGACCAGTTGGCGGCCGAGATCGCCAAGGAAGCGCGTGCGGACAGTGTTGCGCTGGGCGATCGGATCGATGCCTTCAAGGCTCTGACGCCCTATTACGTCTGGACCATGAAGAACAAGGGTCGCGACGAGCCGACCGACGACCTGCCGAATTTCGACAATTTCACGGCTAACATCCACGCAACGGAGCAAGAAGATGGCGAAGGAGAACCCGGGCTTCGAGATCGTCGGCGGAACGGAAACTGATCAGCCGGCACAGCCCGATCCCAATGCGGTCGCGATTGCCATGATCACGCTGGGCATCAAGACGCTCAGTGCGCGGGCGCTGACCGCAGCTACCGACCTGTTTACCCTGATCACTGTCGGAGGCGCGTTTTACCTTTGGATGGTGACGCCCGAGCCGAATGATCGGCAAATCTTGTCGCTGACCATCTACGGCCTGTTCACGTTGGCGGCGAATTACATCGTGCGGAGGAAGTGATAAAAAAAGAATACATTCTGCATTTGTGAATGGCACTATTTTACCTGTAACATCATAGGAGAAGATGAAATGGCTCGGTATGCAAATTCCAATCAACTCGGCGGTTCCGAGCAGGTTCTTACAACTACCTATAAGACGCTACTAGCCACTACAGCGGCGACTGGCGTCACCACACTACGCCGTGGCTGGATTGATGAAGTCGAAGTCGGTGCGGACGGTGCAGCGGTTTCCACCGATTGCCAGATTGTCTGGGATTGGTCGCAGCAGACCGCGGCCGGCACGTCCAGCGCGGTTACGCCAAACCCAACGCCGGATGGTGCTGACGCAGCAGCACTGCTGACTTATGCTGCGAACTTCACAGCCGAAGGTACGATCACCGCGAACTCGAGCCTGTTGGCTTTTACCACCAACCAGCGTCAGAGCCAGCGTATCGCCTATGCCGACTTCCGTTTGACACCGCTGATCATCCCTGCGGTGAATCTGAAGGGCATTGCTTGCCGCGCCAAGTCGACGAACTATACATCAACCGCAGTGGCGCAGCATTTTACTGTGGAATGATCTTTGGCAGTTGGTTGGACAATAAGAAAAAATTACGGCTCGGATCGTCCTGATTACGAGGCGGACCTTCTGGTCTGTCGGCACTGCGCTAAGACTATATTCATGTGTGATGCCACAACTAAAAAGCCGCTACCAGCTTCTGCCGTTGCGGAATGCTGCAGTGTTTGTGACAAGGACATCTGCGGCCGCTGCAAAATTAAACTAAACAGTGGTGAGATATGTTCTTACTTCCGTGACCGTATTGATCGAGAAGAATTTGAATTTGCAAACAAAGTGAGACTTGGCAATGTGTGAACATGATCCAATCGAGCAGATTCGTGGCCAAATGGGTCAAGGTGATTACTTCGATGCTGTCACGAATAGTCTTGATGAGGCAAAGCACGCACGTTTAACCGACAACTATCACCTCGATGTTTATGTCGATGATGACAACAGATCAGACAGGCGTATCATTTGTCGCAAATGCTTCCTTTCCACTGGATGGATGAAAATCGATTTCGTCGGCGCACCAGCAGGCATTGGTATTCCTGGCGTTGCAGCCAAGTGGAGCGAAATCAAACATCACGACCCTGAAAGCTACAACGCCCTTCTTCGAGCCAGTGGGCGAAAGACAACGCTGGCCAACTTTGGAGATAAATGATGTCGGGTGGCCCAGCACTGTCATTTCAGGAATGCCTAATCACCTCGCAGATTGATGGCACTGCGTTAACAAATACGATCACGGCCACCAGCCTCATCCCCCCTGCTGCCCGATTCACGCTACCCTCGAACTTCTTCTGGGTTCCAGGCAAGTCGATTCGTGTATCTGCCAGAGGACGAATATCTACTTTGACGGCTGCTCCTGGCACCCTTACTCTTGATGTAAGATTTGGAGCCACAACTGTTGTCTTCAACGGCGGGGCTATGAGCCTTAACACAACGGCCCAGACCAACGATACCTGGGAATTTGAAGCAATCCTGACTTGCCGGGCTATCGGATCAGGCACATCGGCTAATATCCTAGGGATTGGCTCTTGGACCAGTGCCGCTGCCTTAGGTGCGGCGGCCGGTATCGCTGAAAGTCTAATGCTTCCTGCTACGGCTCCCGCTGTTGGAACTGGTTTTGACTCCACCGCCACCAACGTCGTCGACTTTTTCGGTACATGGTCCACAGCCAGCGCTTCCAATTCCATTCTAGTTCATCAGTACTCTCTTGAAAGTCTCAACTAATGGCCACACAACAATCCCAAGCAATTCAAGTCGCGAACCAGTTAATGTCGCTATCGCAACAATTGCTGAGCATCTATCAGCAAATGCTGACCCTCGATGCAGCGTGGACCGATGACGCAGTGGCAACAGTCGTTGCCGCGATGGCCACTACTGCCCTCAACGCAGACGGATCATCCGGCGCAGCTGATGGCACACCAAACGTCGCCCACCCAATCAGTCTAACTACATATCCAACTCTATCTCGTGCGGTGTCGTCCAACCAAATCGCGCAGGCCAAAACCATTATGGACGGCATCGTCGCCTATGTCGGTGGCCAAGCCGTCACAACTCAAGCTGGAGCAAGGGCGATCCTCAACGCTGTCACAGGAGGATAAACCGTGGCCACCAATTTCCTTGAAGCCGCGGGCACTAGTGGCTTCATCACCACCCCGGTCACGTTGATGACCACTGAGTTAAATGCGTTAGCCTCCACCGCCAACGTCATTTCCAGTGTTGGCGGCACATCCGGTGTGTTCACCCAATCCAGTTTCGCCAATGGTATTTGGGGTCAAGTTCATATGCTAACGGGCGGAGCTTTTACTCCAGCCGCTGGCGGCTTCATTGAAGGCTGGTTTATCTACTCCCCTGATGGCGGCACCTCTTTTGAAAAGGCTAACTACGCTTCGGCCACAGACTTGCCTCGTCCGCCTGATTTCATAATCCCTTTCGCTAATGTCGCCACTGCTGCGAATGACATTTATGCTGCTTCCGGTATCACTCGCCTTCCATGGTGGTCAACCAAACTCTATATCGGCAACCGCACCGGCGTAGCACTTTCTGCTTCTGGTCACGTGATCAAAGTTGGGCCAGTCGCCGTTCAATACTAAGGAACGGTTTTGCAACTTCCTATACCATATCGTAGTGGACAGAAGAGGCCTTGGGGAAGCATTCCTCGCATTAACCGAGGGCATCCGCTTGCAGTTGGCCTTGTATTTTACGCCTACGATGCTGGCGGTCAGGTTATTGATCTGATAAACAGCGGCCACGGCGCGATCATCGCGTCCACTACCCGACTAACCACATCGACGTCCGTATTCGGTAACGGCCTCAAATACCCAGGAACGTCGACCTCGGATTCGATCACACTTCCTCTGGGCAATCAGGCCACCCAGAAATTTACCAACACCGCGCCTTATTCTGTCGCATCGGGATTCTTTGGCACCTTAGGCACCCCCAACTATTTCACATCCACCGGGACTGCTTCAGTCGATGTCGCCGGATTCAATGTAATAACAGGGCCCAACCTTTCGTTTTTCTGTAACAACGGTGGCACCCAGCTTAACTATGCTGCGTCACTTACCGCCAATGTCTACCATACCGGCGTATTTGTGGCGACGTCAGGTACTGCTGGATTGATGTACTTTGACGGCAAGCTGGATACCTCAGTCAGCGCAATAACCACCACCAACGCGACCACTGGCCAGCAGGTCAATCTCAACAGCGGCACCGCCAATGCCCAGAACTTTGGTGGGGGCCTGAACGGATATATCTACTACTGGGCCGGTTGGAATCGCATCCTTACTGCCGGCGAAGCCTCACTACTCCACGCCGATCCCTATTGCTTCCTCATCTATCCCGAAGACGAAATCTTTGCGACGCTAGTCGGTACCACTGTTGTAGCCGCAGTAACCCTTGGTGGCACCGCCGAATTCTACGCACCAAATCTTGGCCCAGAATTTAGATTTAAGCCGAATCTAGCTTTTCCGCCTAGTATCACAGTCCCTATATTTGCAACATCAGCTTTCTTCGATGTGGTCAAGCTGAAGCAATCAATAATCACTATTCCTGACATCGTTCCTCGATTCCCTCCACCGAAGCTTGCAGGGGATACACAGTTCGAATCGATCCGGCTGAAGCAGCCTGTGGTAGAGACGTCACCAATACTGCGCGCAGCTACACTCAGCACTGTGGTTGAGCAGCCATTCTTCGAAACGATCCGGCTCAAACAGCCAACCATAGATAACGCACCAATACTATTCAATCCTCTTCCGGCCGCTGCCTTTTTCGTTGTTGAACAACCATTCTTCGAACCGCTTTGGCTAAAGCGCTCTACCGAATTTACTCAAGGTCCATTTACAGGAACCTCGCCGCCACTATCTGGTACCTTTGCAACTTCATCCTTTTTCGATCCCAACAGCTTGTTGAAAATATCAGAACGCTTATCCGAATCATTCGGTGTTCCATTTCTGCCGTCGAACATAAAAACGACGGCCTTCTTCGAGTCTATCAAACTCAAGCAACCCATTATCGATCAACTTCCAGTATTCCCACCGATCGTAACGGTTGCTTTAGCTATTGTTGAACAGCCGTTCTTTGAATCAATCTGGTTAAAACGTCCTAGTGAGTTCACCCAAGGGCCGTTTTCAGGAACATCGCCGACGCTGACCAATGCCTATATCACACAGGTCTTTTTCGATATGATAAGACCAAAGCCGCCGATCATCGATAAACCGACCGATATGGCGCCGCTGGTAATTTCTTTCAATCTTTCGGTCACGAATTGGTTTGATGCCGGTAGGCTGTTAAAACCGCCAAAGCGATTCGGCGAGCTCTATCCGCAACGATTCTGGACGCCGGAGTCCTATGAAGCGTGGTTTGATAAAGTAAAATTGTTGAAAATACCGGAGCGTACGCAAGAAGCATTCGGTGCACCATTCCTAGTGCCGATCATAGAAACGACTTCGTTTTTCGATATTGTAAAGATCAAACAGCCGCCTATCAGTTTCGAGTTTTTGCAGGCGACCGCGCAATCAATTACCATTAAAAATGCGCTAGTTGATTGGTTTGCTAAAATAAGTCTCAAGCGTTCAAACGAATTTGCGCAAGGTCCGTTTGCTGGATCATCGCCGTCACTGGCGAGTTTTTATGCTACGCAGAATTTTTTCGATCAGATCAAGCTGCTTAAGATACCGGATCGATTACAGGAAATATTTGGTATTTTGATTCCGCCAATCCCGCCAATCCCGCCAATTCCCACGAGATTGACCGCGGCAAAAGTAATCGCTTTGGATGCTGCTTTTGGCAATGTGAATATCTTGCGTTTTTTCCAAGCGCCAGCAACTAATAATGTCATTGTGGGGGAGGCGATTGCCGTGTTGATCGATGCGGGTTCGGAGCTTAATCTGACCGATTCCTACAGCATGATTTTCACCAAGCCCGATGGTATCCAGTTCATGATTACGTCGCCGGACACTTATGTCGGGTTAATTGATGTTGGAACCCCAAAAGGCATTTTTGAAAGCCGAACCTATACTTTATGCGTATTGCCGGCTGCTTTTGTCGATCAGCACGGTTTTTGGTCTTGTTATCTGCAATCCCGTCAGTTTACGAGTGTTTCACAGTCGTTTTACATCGGACCCCCTTCAATGCTAAACTAGTTCCAAATACGGAGGAAGTGATGAAGCGACATTTCAAGGCTATTTTGACTGGATTATTCCTGTCGCTCGCATGGATCGCCGCCGCCTGCGCGCAATCCAATCCTAGTTACCAGTATTTGAATATCACAGGGACAGGAACCGCATTGGCCCGAACGGGCAATGGCATTCTGCACACTGTTTGTTTTAATAATCCTATCGGCTCGTCGACTATAACAATCTACGATGGAACATCCGCAGCAGGCACCAAAATTGGAACGATTACCCTGCCGGCCACCGGGTTCCTGCCGCAATGCCTACTTTATGATGTTGCTTACGGCATCGGATTAACATTGGTAACCGGTTCTGCAACATCTTCAGACATCACAGTTAGTTATAGATAGGATCGTACCATGAAGTTAATAACCGCAAAATCATCCGTGAATTCCGTAACGACTGTGGCAGTGCAAATTTGGAGTTCTGACGCGACCCGGGTACAGGGCGCGGTGGAATCGTCAAATGATTTTGCGGTCGGAGGATCGGATCTCGACTCATCGAATGGCTTAAAGATTCTTGGCGGCAGGCCGTTCATTATTTCGGAAGCAGCAGCTCAAGCGGAATTATGGGCGATAGCTACGGCTGGGACGATATCCGTATCAGCGATTGAATTCAAGGTTTTATGATCCAGTGAGCGTCGAATTCATCCAGCCGGTCACCCGCAACCACCTAGCAAAGTGGATTTCCAATGGCGTGATCGGCGATGCCGGTCCTCAGGTGGCAGGACAGCGCATACTAGGCGTTCTGCAGAACGCCGACTTCAATTCCACCAATGACCAACCGATCGTGGTGCAGAGCGCGATCCAGGTTTTTCAATTGACCGGAATCATCATCACAAACGCATCGGGTTCTATTACTACGGCTGCGGGCGGATTTTACACCGGTGCTTCCAAGAGCGGCAGTGCGATCGTTGCCGCCGGGCAGGTTTATTCGGCTCTCACCAATGCGAATCTTCTGATGCAGGCGACGCTGACGGCGTTCGCGAACTCAGCGCGGTTTTCAACTGCAAATCTCACCGCTAACCAGATATTTTTATCGCTGACGACCCCGCAAGGTGCAGCCCGTAACGCCGACATCTATGCAATTGGTGTGGATCTGACCATAGGCAGTGCATCATTATGAAAATTCGCAGCGCACTACTGGTCCTGACGTTATTCGTCACTCCTGCGATAGCGCAGCAGGCAGTTCAGCAATCAGGCAGCGTCACGCGGGGGCATGTTCCTTACTGGGTGACCTCGGGCGTGGTTGGGGATGGAGGATCAGCAACCAATAGCCCAATCAGTTCGATTGGCGTGACCAATAACGGCGGGGCTGGCATCTGCGTATCGTCCGACGTGCAGACCGCCGCCGGTCGCAATCAGCTTTGCTTCGGGGCGTCAACCACCGGTTCCGCCACTATTAGCCTGCAAAATTACGGCACGGCTGCCGCGCAAAGTCTGTCATTTATTGTCAATGGGGCTGCGCAAGGTTTCCCGACGGTTTCCCCGTTGCCGGTTGTCGTCGGTGATAGCGCTTGTTTCACTACTGTCGGTGGCGGGCTAAAGGATTGCGGCACTCCTGGCGGCACTGCCGCGTTCGCCAATCCAACGGCTACTACTGGCCTGTCAGTGGTGAATGGATCCGCCCTTACTGCGATGCGCTCGGATGCATCGTCGCCACTATCGGGGACAGTTCAATCAGCGCTTACCGGAACCAACAATGTCCCGCTATTCGGAACCGGAGCCTTCGGGTTCAATGCGCGGGCAATAGCCTATACTGATTTGCCAACAATTGGGGCCAACACCGTTCTTGGCTCAGTTGCGGGCGGAACGCCGGCCGCACTGACCCAAACGCAGCTCACCGCATTGATAAATACGTTTACGAGTGGGCTGTCTGGCGCGGTCCCCGCTTCGGGCGGCGGCACTACTAATTTCCTGCGTGCCGATGGCACTTTTACCGCGCCTGCAGGCGGTACCTTCACACTTCCCATCACCCCACAGGTTCGCGTCACTCTCGCCTCGGGTGTGCAGGTGATGACGTCTTCTCAAGCGGCTGCCAATACCGTATTCGTGACGCCTTATGGCGGCTGCATCATCCCGATATGGAACGGCTCGAACTTCGTTTCCACGTGCTTCGCTGAAGTTTCCCAGCTTACCACCGATGCAACGAAATCCCCGGCGGCGGTCGCCAATACATCGATTTATGACATTTTCTGCTGGATCGACACGGGCCCAACTAATCGTTGTACTCGAGGCCCGCCTTGGACCAACGATACCACGCGTTCTGCGGGCACCGCCTTGCTCCTGAACCAGGGCATCTGGACCAATAACGCCACGATCACCAACGGCCCTGCCGCGGGCTTTGGCACCTATATCGGTTCGATACGTAGTGATGGTTCGGCGCTGATCAATTTCACCTATGGTGGTTTCGCTGCTGCATGCACCGGCGCTAATTTCGCGGTTTTCAATGCTTATAACCGCGTTCCTGTTTCTACGATGCTTGGCATCAATAGTGCAAGTTGGACCTACGCTGTAGCCAATACTTGGCGCGAGATAAATGGTTCTACTTCCTGCGTCGTTCTTCAACTTCGCGGATTGAACGAAGATCCAATTTACATAAAATATTATGCTACTGGCGTTCCAGGCGCATCGACAAATATGGCCGCCGGTATTGGCATAGATTCCACGACCGCTTTCTCTGGCACTACCGGTTTCATTGGATCTGGACAAGCTACTGTTCAGCTCGTGGTTGGTACCTATTCCGGTGTGCCCGGCCTTGGCTATCACACCTATGCTGCAATTGAATTCAATACCACCACCACCGCCTCAACTTGGGATGGCACGGCTGGTGTGGCGTATCTTCAAACCGGAATCCACGCGGAGCTTTGGCAATGAGGATTCGCGTCTTCATTCTACTGGCCCTTCTCGCTTTCACGTCGCTAGGTGCCTCTCGCTACGCTAATCCGAAACCAGATCCATGGTCGGGCCAAATCAACGATGTAACCTTTGGTGCTGCTGTCCAATCCGGCTGTGGCACCGGCCGAAATCAAACCATAAACCCGGCCCTTAAGACCCTAGTCCTGATCACTGCAGGTCAATCCAACTGGCAAGACATCACCCCAACTCTCTTCACTCCGACCAATTCCTCCGTCGTTGATGGCTTCAACCTCTACGACTCTGGCAGTTACAGCATAACCGCCGCAATGTGCGGCACTCAACTCGGTACCACCGCTCCACAAGGCCCAGGCAATATCGCCGCTCGTGTAGCCGACACCTTCGTAACCAATGCCAACTTCGATCGTGTCGTTGTCGCACCTGTCGCCATTAGCGGTACCACTGTCGCTAATTGGTCCACCGCCACTCTCTACAATCGTGTCTGCCAAGTTATTTCTCGGCTTGCATCTCGAGGCATGACCCCGTCGACGACCGGCGTGACTTTTGCCTTCTTCTGGGGTCAAGGCGAGAGTGATCAATCCGTAGGAACCTCACAGGTCAACTACACTAATTCTTGGAATTCAATGTTTTCCTCAATGGGTTCCTGCGGGCTTACAGGGTTTCGCACTTTCGTCGCTGAAGAAACATGGAATGGCGGAGCAGTTTCCACCGCTGTTCAAAATGCTCAGATCGCCCTTGTTAACGGAACGACTATTTTCTCTGGCGGCAATTTAGACTCTCTGAACGCCAGTAATCGCAATGCCGACAACATTCACTTCAACGACACTGGTGCTGCCGCGGCCGCAACCATTGTCTACAACGCCATGCATGCTTCAGGGGCGCCTTTTTAAATGGCCTTCGTTAACGCCCTGTTCAACTTGTGGCCGTCCGGGGACAACCTGATCCCCGGCCTGCGGGACGGCATCGCCAGCGTCGCGCCGACTGTGTTCGAGAAGTATGGGATCGAATCGAACTTGCTGATCGCGCACATCATGGCGCAGATCAGTTTCGAATGCGGGGCCGGCACCGAGGTCGTCGAGAATCT